GGATTGTAAAGAATGGACCGACTCTAAAGACTGAAACACTAGAGTCTGTAATGGCACTACTGGTAGACACCCTGTAGCTTATAGTAGTGGAAGTGGGAGCATTAACAATAAACGTTCCAGCGTACTGAGAAGGGGCACCACCTGAGACGTTGATAGCCTCTCCCTCAGAGTATCCATGTGCAGACCCAAACGTAACGGTTGCTGTCTTATTGTCTGTAGAAAGCGTTCCTGTCTGTGTGGCCTCGCCAATAACAGTTCCTGAAGAACCATTAGTAGCATAACCTTCTACCTGCGGATACCTAACACGCCGTGTAAACTCATTAAGAGCATCATCGATATATGTATTTAATTCGTCATCAGACCAATGCCTGTTGGCTTTGTCTTGTAACGCAGTTTCGACACGCTCTCTTATTTGCTTTCGATTCATTAATTCTGATCAAGTTCAATAACCTCATGACGTTCTAATGCACCTTCTAAATCTTCCTTAGTTATTGGACTGGATTCAACATCAAACTCTGCACCTGCCTTCATGCCTGTTTTAGGCCACTTCTTTACTGTAAAATTAAACCTGCGGTTAGACCTTGACGTGAGACCTTGAGATAAATCCTTTTGGAAGTAATCGGTTGTAATAGCATCATTCAGTATGTTTAGATGTTGAAGAGGAACAACTCTATCCGAACCTCTTGGGATAACTATAGTCCAATCTCCATGTGTGACAGGCACTGGCCCCATCTCTGTACTGTCTCTACCGTAGTCGATATTTATGACAGCGTGACCTTCTGGAACGTCTTGCTTACGCTTCCATTCAGCCGCCATTTTCATACCATTAGGAAGGATAACAAAACGCCCCTCACCTGCTGGTGCATAACTATCGTGCCTTTTCTGTGTAGGCAACCCCTTACTTGGTAATAAACCACCTGCTATAGACATATTTTCCTTATCTCCGTTGTTAAGATGGGTGACCGAAGCCACCCACTACTGAATTATACTATTAGGACAAATCTGCTTGTGTCCAAACAATATTTGGATCATAAACATATTCAACCCACCACATCAACTGACCTGCTGAAGGAACAGTACCAGCAATTGTCCATTCAAGGACTACTGGAACCACCTTTTCGCCTGAAGATGAGTACGTCTGACTCACTGTATAAGATGGCTTAGTTCCCAAGAGAACTCCACCTAGTGACTCATCTGCTGGTCCTTTTACACTGATCATTTTGCCAACTGTCTGCAAACTTGCAGTAGCTGCCGCACCAGCAAGGAATCCGTTAGGGTCTGCAGAAACAGAAGAAGCGTCAGCCTGAGCTAACGTACCTACTGTACCTGTATTTACATATGAGGATGTGCCCGCATTAAATGCAGTTGTCACGATAACTGGAGTATCGATAACAATTGCTCCCCATGGGATTAAAATATGACTAACCGCAGCATGCGTACTTGCGGATGTGTTTGACCCTAAAGACACTGACTTAAATCCAGACATCTGAGGGGTATTAGTTATTTTTGTTTTCAAAGAATCCATATTTTCCTTTTTTTATTGTGAACCCCTCCCATTAGAAGGGGTTGTTTTTACTTATTAAGTAAGCCGTGTACAGGCTACTTCGAGACGATACATATACAAATCTTGCAGAATAATACAAGAGTAGAATGTATCCCATGCAACCGTACCACGTTGACCCAAAGGATCGCCTGGTCCTGGCTTAGGCATAACAACCTTAGAGCGAAGTGAATCCATTCCGCCTAGTGTTGCACAACCAATTGCATCTTCTCCAAAGATAAGAACAGGATAAACATCGTTATTTGCCCCGCCAGTTGACACTGAACCAGCACCTGCGCCAGTAGTATCCCCTGCGTCCTTAAATGGAGTAGCCTGAGTTGTGGTGATAAAACGCACACCTTCCACTCCGCCAATTTCTCCTTCAATCACGTCACTCTGATCAGAGTACTTCTCAACAGGTACAAACCCTGGAAGTGCCTGAATATCTTGACGTAAATCAGGATGGCAGATAGCACAATACGCTTCACGCATTGGCTCAGTAGCTACACCTACAGATGCTTTCAACTTTGACTTAAGTTTACCCGCATCGTTGTTCTCAAGGGCACGAATTGCAGTCTGCAATGGTCCTAGTGTTGCTCCATTTCCAGGATCATTAACCACAGTAACGGCACCACCAATATGCATATCAACATCTGTTCGTGCAGATGCAGAGGCTCCTACATATTTTACTTGAGTACCAGCACGAAAAACCTTATAGCTGAGAAAGTCAATTGTCTCACCAGCTTGAGTTGCCTGTCGCTCTGATATGATTTTTAAGACCGGATCGGCTGCCGCCGCAAGCTGTACATCCGTGGTATTCACGTATGATCCATACTGCTTTAAGGTATGCATCAATGTAGTATGCTCAAGACTTGAAAAGTCCGGTGTTACACCTTCAGCAATAGGCGTATCCGCAATAGGGAAACGCTCATACCTACGATGTCTAATCTCCAAGCCCTGCTTCTGTGGCTTAGTTTCTTTTTGTGCGAATTTCGCAAATGTTAACAATCGCTTTGCAATCGGTAACATCTTCTTCTGAATAGTGAACGCATCGTTCTTACTCAGATCACCATAAGATGATCCCGAAATCGTTCCGGTTCCTCCATATGCTGCCATATCTAACTCCTATATTAATGTTATTCGGGAATAGCTTCCCATAGTTCATCATCGGACATATTGTCCGTGTTTTTGCTTTTTACGGGTGCAGAGTTACCTAATAGACCAGTCGCCGCTGCTCTCTTAGATTGTCTTTTTGTACTTGCTTGAACTTTTACCTCTGGTTCTTTAGAGGCTCTCCACGCATCTTGACCCGATTGAGTCGATAGGAATAGTTGCATAACAGAGGCATGATCGATTGGGTCTGTTGACTCAGTCATCATTTTAGTCATCGCTTTACTACCTAGAACAAACGCCTGAAAATCAGGGTCTTTATCTATATCTCTGTAGTCACCACCTACATTATTATTCATGTAGTTTTCATGGTACTGCAGAAACTGCTGGTAGTTTTGCTCTTTGGACTGCTCTTCTAAATCCGCTAATCGCCTCTGAGCTTGCATGGTTGCCTCTTGCATAGATGTACCCTGCTTAGCCATTTCATGCTTTATCATCTTGCGAAACGTTGAAGACAGTTCAGAGAATTCCTCCATTGTCTCTTTATCTGCTGTGCTAAAAAATTCTTCCGCATTAGTTGCATCAATAGGGGGTGCTTCCTTTTCAGGAAGTCCTTTTTTGACTCTTTCTAATGCTTGTTCGTTTTCAACTCCCCTGAGCCTTAACTCATTGAAATCTTCACGTAACCTAGCAGATTCTTCATTCCTCTTATGAAATTCACGCTCTAAGTTCTTATAACGTGACTCATAATCATGCTGTGGTTTATCAGGTTCGTCTTCAGACTCTTCGTCTTCTTCAGACTCTTCGTCTTCTTCAGACTCTTCGTCTTCTTCTGACTCTTCTGGTTCTTCCGATTCAGATTCCTCTTCTTGAGGGGTGTCTTCTTCAGTGGTTACCTCTTCCTTGACTTCTTCCTGATCCCAAAGTTCTTCATCAGAGGATTCTACTTCAGTAGATTCCTCTTCAAGTACCTCTTCTTCTGACATATAACTCCTTCCAATGTACC